ATAAATTCCACAAGGTTTCCGTTAATGCGAATTTCTGATGTTGACTTGTTCCACATCCCCTCTACAGGCAATCCCATGTTCCCGATGATTTCCAGAAAGTCCCGCATGGCTGACGCTCGTAGGGCTGGATACGTCTTACGGCAAATGGTAACAGTTTTCCCTGTATTCCGCAGCAGGTATGTTATTATCCATATCAAGATATTGTAGGTCTTGCCGGAACGTGTGCCGCCCTGCTCAACCACAATCCTTGCCTTGCTCGTTTCAAGGTGTCGGAATACCTTATTCGCTTGCAGTGTCGACAATCTGAATGACTATTCCGCTTCCGTTAATACCTGTAACCTCTTGACGCTCTACATAACCACGCTCTTTGCCTTTTGTCTTTAGGTAGAAAATGGTTGCGCTCGTATTACCTTCCTTTATTTGCTTATGCAGTTGGCTCTCTGCAAAATCCAAAGCCACGTTTGATAGTTCGTCTATTTCCTTTTTGAAATCCGGGTCCGTATTGTAGTATTCATAATATGTGGTCCTGCCAACCCCCACCTTTTTACAGGCGGATGTTACTACACCGAGTGACTGCTCCATGGCTTCCACGAGTGCCCTTTTAATGTGTTCCGATTTGTTCGCCATTATTTGGGCTGCCAAGCGTTTGAAAACTCCTTTTCCTTAAAGATTTGGCTCTTTGGTATGCCTGCACGGAACAACAAACGTACTACCTCATCCTTTTCCATCATTAGGCGTTCCATAATCTCCTCACCTGTCAATCCGTTGTTCACCATGTCAGTAACTATGTTTGACATTTCAAGCACTCCGTGTGTACCTCTGGCTCGGTTATGGCGAATTGTAGCCATGCGCTTTTGATTATCGTCGGTAGGCTTAAGTATAACTACCGGAACTAATCCATCCGTAAGCGCAAATATCTCTTTGTGTCCGGATACTGTCCAGCGGTGGAATCCGTCAACGATTGACATATCTGAGTTTACTACGATGGGCTGCGTCCATCCGTCCTCCATGATAGAAATCTTTAGAAGCTTTAGCTCCGGTGGCGCAACCTTATTTGGATTGTAGTTATTGGGTTTGAGTGTATCTCTGGGAACCCAATTGATTTGTGATAGGGGTTGGCTTGATAGTTTATTTTCCATACTTTCTTTGCGCTTCTTCAAGTGTTAATCCCAACTGCTCTCTGCGTTTGGTTGCTTCTGTGTTAAGGTAGTTTGATTGCCTGCCCTTAAAATCTCCCCGAATGGCTACACGGCAAAGCCACTTCCATGACACACCGGATATAGGGTGAGATTCTGTTTCATGTATCTCATCTGACGTCTGTCGGAAATGACTTTTCATGTAGGCATTTAAGGTTTTCTTCACATCGTTTCTGGATTCTGGCTCGTAGGAGTCAACAATTACATTGATATACTCCTTATAGGACATAGTATCTGGTTTGTCCTTTGAGTTTGAATACAGGCTCGTGTTTGCGTAACGCCAAGCCGTGGCGACACCCTGCACTCGGTAGAGCATTTTGTGCCACATTTCTGGAAAGCACTCGGCATATATCCAAAGCCCTCTTAATGGTTCCTCTCCAAAGGGGGGGCATACCCGTTGGTGAAGAAAGTCTTGGTGCATCCGTGTCTGATTGAAAATGTCGTATGTTCGGTTGTAATCCCATCCGAGTTTATGCACGGCTAACCATACGTCCTCACTTGACCAGTCGTAAACCGGAAAGCATCGGTATTGATTATTTGAGGCTTCTGATTTTGAGTTTATAAAGGCGTCATTCTTTTTCTTTGCAATGACTTGGTACCTGCGAAGGCTTTCCTGTGTCCGAATACCTGTAAGCATAGCGACGCTTCCATCTGTGCGTTCGTACAGGTAGGGGCTGAATTCTTGGAAGGACATACCCTTTTTGAACTTTGGATGCTCGGTGATGGCCTCTGCGGGAAGTGGGCGTACCCAAACATCTTCTTTATCCTTATCCCAACAATACCAAAATGGCTCCTCGTTTGACGCAGCGTTTCTGTGTTTGAATTCAAGGCAGTACCACTTCAAATCAATGTCCGGCAAATTAGCCACTCTGCGGACGTAATCTATCGTGGGTGGGTGTATGGCCTCCTCGTCAAAGAAAACAACGCTAAGCGGAAGTTTATTGCGCTCACGGGCAACCTCAAGGGCAATGTTTAATACTGCAGTAGAATCCTTGCCTCCAGAAAACGATACGACCACCTTATCAAAGTGGTCAAATATGTACCGGGTTCTATTCAGAGCCTCCTCGTAGACATTGGTCTCCAGATGCTCCTTCTTTCTTACTTTGCCAGCCATTATAAGTATCCTCTTAGTTTCATGTAGACACTTACACGATTATCTATGTCTACTGCCTCTTTCATGTAACTCATGCCGTATTTGGTCCAGATATCAAATACATCATTCATGTTTCTTGTTTCTTTGTATTTATTCTGTGCTAATGATACAATGGTAAATAGATGCTTCGCTCCAGTCTTGTAGCATGATGGATATTCAAGATTATGCGTATGCAGGTACTCAAATACTTCCTCTCTTGTCCAATTGTATATTGGATGTACTTGGTGTATGCCTGTTGTTTTTTTAAAGTAAAATGGCTTTGGTATTGTATTCTCTTCAAGCCTACGACCATAGACCATTAACTTTATATTATTCTCCTTGGCATATTTTGGCATTGATTTCCAATGACGGATTTTGTCAAGGTCAGAAGGCTTCCATTTTTTAGGTGGAAGTTGGTTAAACCAATGGCTTACAAATTCTTTTGGCGGGAGTTGATTATTGAAACGAACATTAAGCTCCATGTTAGAACCTATATGCTTAATTTCATTAGCAATATCCAAAGGCAATAAAGACACCTCTGAAAACGCATTGCGTATGCCCAATACTTTTTTTGCTAAATCTGCAGCCACAATAGAGTCTTTCCCGCCGGAGAATAGTATTAAGCCATTACCATCTACCTTTGACCTTGCATCTTTTAATATATACGTGGCCTCCTGTATTTTATCGGAAAGGCTCATTTGGTACGGATTGATTCAATCTTACTTGCGCTGACCCCATTTACGATAGTCCGGTTAATCATCGGATGTACTTCATCTGTAGGACCAAAGTCAGAGTCGGGATGAAAGGCAATTACGTCCATGCCTTCCTTCTCAAATGTACGGAACGAGTGTGTGCCTGTAGGATAGGTTTTGCCATCAAGGCCTTTGTCAAAAGAAATGCCATCCCATTCCTTAATGATAAATATCATGCCCTCAAAAAGTGGCAGGTTGCCAAAAGGGGTTATGCACTCACCATTGCCTTTTACGACCATCCCAATACGTGCGCTTGGATGCGTGTGTTGAGTTTGGTCAATGTGTGACGGGAAGTGCAGGTGATTAAAGCATGGGTCGCCCATTTTCACAGGGGGAATCAAAAGCGAGTCGGTGCAACCATCAATGTACTTTAGACGTCCGTTTTCTTCCAGCGGACCACCAAACATATTCATAGCCCGGTATGCGTTTTCTGGATATACTCCGCCTGTATGCAGTACCTCTATAAGAATGATTTTTCCCTTACCATCGATGATTGCCTCACCGGATACGGAGAAGTACATTTTAGTGCAGATGTCATGCGTCAAGCCATTGCTGCTGACGTATGCGTTGCCTTCATAAACGAAGCCATAGTACGAGCAATCCTTGTTTGTCTTGATGCCCTTGCCGTTAATAACATTGTAGTAACGGAGGGGGTACTTTTCGTGTTTGGAGTCGTCAAACAATAATCCGGCTTCGGCATTATCAAAGTAGACGAAACTGCTGTTCTCAATCATGGTTAAGGTATTTGTTTACAATTGCTATAAGGGCATCCTCGGTCTTTTCCAGTCCGTGCTTTTCTTTTGCCTCATTGATGCCAAGTATGAGGCGTAGTTTGTTTTCATGGCGCATGACGCATTCAAAGACGGAGTAATCATCGTCTGTAGCCATTGGGCGTTCACCTGTACGTTCGGGCTTGTCGTCCTCTACATCAAACATATCACTATCGCCAAGGTTTAACTCTAAACCCCAGTTCTCAATGTCTTTGATGTCCCAGTCGTTATTTAAGACTTCCCAGTCCCAGTCACCAAAAGCAACATTGTCTTTGATGATAAATTCCTGCTTCTGCTCCTCCGTCAAAGATGAAGCCTTAATAACTGGCACTTCTTCAAATCCTGCTTCTATCGCTGCCTTTAAACGCATGTTGCCACCCAGAACTACCATTTCGTTATCTACAACGATAGGGCGTAGGTTTAACATTTCTGGAAACTCCCGTATTGAGTTCACGAGCTTTTTGAACTTCCCATCCCGGATGACTCGTGGATTTGATTGGTTCGGTATAATTTCGCTAACCTTTACCATTTCGGTAGTTAACGGCTTTGATTTATCAGACATGCTAATCTTCCAGTTTTGATTTGAATGCGTTTATGATACGTTCCATTTGATGCTCGTAGTATCGGGTGAAGGTAGAGAAGCCTTGATTGTCTAACTCGTAATTCTTATACAGCACTCCCCGAAGGCGTTGCGAAGGGGTCTTGCCTTGGAACTCTAATGCGTCTGCTTGCAATTCGTCAAGTACCTTCTCTTCTTCACGGGTAAACATTTCCTCCTTTACGGCTACATAAATCATTGACTGCAGCATTGAGAAAATAATTCCGGCATCTTCCGGAGCCATTTCCTGTGTACCAAAGGTTATAGCAAGTGTTCGGTCTGAACGTGTGCGGACTCCCTCAAGTATTGCAGGGAAAAATATTTTGCGACTCATTTATTGTCTCTCCATTGGGTGTAACAAACGGCTAATCTCTGCTGCTCAAAGGGAAATTCTTCCTTTACCGATGCATCCATGTAGCACCGCTGGATAAAATCATATTGAGCCTCTGCGGGTTCTGGCTTCGGTAATGGCATCTTGATGTTTTTTGTTTAAGAAATCCATGAATTGCTTTTTGTCTCCGTACGTTATGTGGCACGAGCGACATATCGCCATTAGATTGTCAATAACGTCCGCATTCTTTCTCCCGCCCATTCCACGGGCTTTTATATGGTGAATTTCCGTTGCCCGGATACCGCAAACCTCGCAAGGAATGAAGTCTGTAGCATGAAAATCCATCTCTTTTAGGTAAATCTTGGTGTGTGGTTGCATACGCTAAGGTACTATATTTCAAGAATCTTCGCAAGTATATCTATTTTCTGACTGAAAGATAATTCTGCATTTTCGCAAAGTGCCTGTATTTCCTTATTCTGTATGAATATAGGAGTCTTGTATTTATGTCCCGTTTTCTGGCACTCAATACAACGAGTTCTTAATTTACAAGTCGGGCATCGGTCTTTCATCAACATACCGGTTGACCAATTCTTGGAAGGAATGTAATGAGCGTATGACCATGTATGCGTATCCGTTTTCTCGGACTGCTCTTGCCCACTCTTTTTGACGGGGGCTTTGTGTTCCTTTTTCATTTTTCATTTCAATACATAGACCATGATACTCTGATGTTGGGTACAGGAATATCAAATCTGAAACTCCACTAACCACACCCTCGGCTTTGAGTTTACCTGCAGTAGCCTTCCCACGCAGCCCTCCATTTGGTACGGCAAATAATAGTTCGGCATACTTAGGATATTGAAGCCGGAACCACGTTACGCACATTACCTGTAATTGATGCTCTGTCATAATAGTTTTGGGTCGGGAGTATAAACGCCTTTCCACTTGGCGATATGCTCAATAGTTGTTAGCGGTAGAAATATCTGCTTTTCAAATCCTGCATCCTTAAAATGTAGATACGTTCCTAATTCCAGAACGATTGCAGGGTCAAGTAGGTACTTCGTCTGATTGTCAATGTTTAAGCCGATGTCCATGCCCTCTGGAATTAACCACCTCCGCAGTAATTCGTTATTGAATCCGTATCCCCTTACGGCATTCATCATGTGCTTTTTGGAATCCCGATACATGACGAATATCTTTTTGTTGACCCCACCAACATGACCCAATTCTATAAACCCTTTTCCGTTTCCGGATATGCGTAAGAACGCTTTATTTGCGCTCCACCGCATTATGTTTCCGAATTCGTCTTTATAGTCCATTTGCGAAGATAAGATTGTCAAAGTGTAGGCACATATAAGCAGAATTGAAATAGGTGTGTTGCGTGCGCTCTACGCCCGTATCAAGCATCCATGTGGGCTTTGACCTACTGATGCCTAATTGCGTTCTGTAAACGTAATCTCTTATGGCCTGCTCCTTCTGTTTTACAAGTGAGTAGTCAAAATCTGATTCCGCATACAGGCCAAACTCAATCGCCTCTGCGTGTAGCGATTCCATTGCGCCTATGAGAATATAGGTGCTTTGGCTATGCTCGTAGAATACTTGATGGTATCGCAGCATCAAAACATTCATGGCATCCATTAGTTCCCGCTTCCGTGTATTGTCATCCTTGCGCTGCTCAATCAGTTTCTGTTCTGGCTTTAGGTACGCATCATCTTTGTTTTGCGCTCGCTTTATATCAAGGTACAATTTGAATACGCCTGCCATGAAATGACCATTTAGCCTCCGGGGTCTTTGAACATCATTATCTGTAGATGCCCAATGATTAAGGGCTCGTGAAAGAACCTCATCCCGAAGTCCTCCGTAGTTGTGCTTCATAAACTGAACAAGCGCAGCACCATCTACCGGGGGTGCTATGTCGCATAGTTCACAGAACGCTTTTAAGCGTTTGCCTATTTCTTCTGATGGCAGGTCTTTTATTGTCATTGCGTGTGGTTTTTTGTAAAGGTAAAAACTATTTATCCCAATCTACACTATCCCAATTATTGGGCTTCTTCTTCGGTTGGTCTTCCCGGTTGTATGGCATTTCGGATTCCCACCTGCGCTGATTTAAGTATGTGGTCAAGTGTGGAAGGAATTGCATCTTCTCAACGTCCTTGTGTAGGCGTATGTACTCCCGGATATGATTGAGTACATCTGGACGTATTGCGTGCGGGATTCGGGACCATGACTTTGCTGCAGTCATCTTTACACCTACCTTATCGTATGCCTCCCAAACTTCCTCAAACTCGTGCGTGTATAAGTTAAAATAATCTTTGTTATTAGTATTAGTTATTATGGGTGTCATGGTTGACACGGGGGGGGTGTCGTGCGTGTCACGGGGGGGTGTCACCGATGTCATGGGTGGGTGGTCTAACACATGAAGCAGTCGCTTTTCTGCTCCGGCCTCATTACGCTCTATTTCCCGCATGATATATCCTGCACGTACCAGAGTATCTATTTCTCGCTGAAGTGTCCGGACGCTGCACCCAATAGCCCGTGCGAGGTAATCATTGTTCGCAAAGCAATATCCTTTCCACGTGGATAGGTTGTTAATGACACCTAAAAGGATTTTCTGCTTGTCGCTGAGTCGCTTGTCGTAGAGGACTTGTGCAGGTATAACTACATACCTATTTGGCTTTTCCATTTCGTGTGTGGTTTACGTAAAGATACAAAACGCTTGCCCTGTAAAGAAAAAAGGGGGCTACAATGCCCCCTTAATCTTTGTCATTACTACAGAATCATCGTAGGACACATAAACGCTTGGAGGTATCAATTCGCCTTCATCGGTAACGTATTGGTCGCCACGCAGGTACATTTTCTGCGCCAACTTTGATTTCTCTTCAAGGTCTGTAATCTTGGTCTTTAGTTCGCACCATGCCGGGATATGGTCATACGAATGGCGTCCAGCACCTCTACGTACCTTAAAATTATACCCGCTTACATTAATGCCGTCTTTGTAATCGGATTCTGTAATTAGAGATGGCTTGATGGCCTTCTCCGCCATGTCTATTACGTCCTTGGCTTGACGCAGGAATATCTGTAACTGCGCTGCAGATATGTTTCCCTCAATAACATCATCTGCAAGTTTTAGAATTACATCCGGGAAGGATGTTTTCATCTTTTCAATCTTCTCTATCGTTGTCATTTTGTGTGTGGTTAATTAATTGAAATCCAAATTCTTCTTCGTAATCAAACTGACCATGCTCCCCGTGCCAATCTTGGGAATAGATATCATCATCTACGCTCCAAATGATTCGCACCTCGTATTGATTGCCCCATGATATGACTTGCACATCAACTTTTAGGCGATTAAACAATTCGGGATTTGTAACCAGTACCTTTTTCATCAGATGTTAAAAGGGCTATCGCTTTCACGCATTGGCAGTACGACGTTTTCTC